TGATCACAGAAGGATGATCTCCAATACGAGTACCATCTTTTAGTTCCATGTTAAGAATATCTTCACTCATGTTTGCTTTAGCAATAGCACCAGCTTTTTTTATATTCTCATCATAAGATCGACCCCACTCTTTACGAAGTTCTTGTTCGGCATTTGCTTGAGCAGTTTCAGTATCTATTCTTGCTTGTTGCAAAGAACCTTCCATAGAGTTTTTATAATATTCTAATACACCTTGAGCCTGTTTATTATTTAAACCTAGCTTATGAGCATTCTCTGCAAATTGTTTTACTGTGTTTTCATCTAATGGAACTGTTTCAGATTGTACTTCTAATTTATATTTATCTGGTGATTCTGGTCTACCAAGTTTTCCATAAATTTCATTCCATTGATCATCTGTTGAGTTTTCATTTGGTACTGCAACTTTATCTTGTCCAATCATTCTAGTTGCGTTGATATAACTTTTTGCTAACGCATCTATTTCAGTAAACTTAGAAATGTTTGGATCATTTCTAAACTCTTCTGAGATTGTTTCTTTCCAAGATTTAGCAACAGTTGGTTGTTCTGTTGTTGTAGAACTAACTGTTTGTTGAGGAGTGTCTGTAGTAGCTTGTGTCGTTTCTTCTACAGGCACATCATTTTGTGTTATCTGTTCACTTGACATTCTTATTCTCCTTTTGCAGCATTGTTTTTATAAATAGAAGTACGCTGCGTTGACCTTCCATATATGCACTCTCATGACTATCACCTTTTACATTGGTAGTAGAATGATAGTGACATCTTTTTTCTAAATCAGACAAAACTTCTTTGCCTTCGTCTGTATTAAAAATATGTTGATAATTATCTCTTAATCTTTTTATAAGATTTTCCATTTGTTTTTCTGATTGCATATTATTCTGTGTCTGCATTAGCTACTGCTTTTGCTTCTTCTGGCAATGCTTTTGCTAATGGTGCTACTTTTCCTCCTGCTTCTGCTAGTTGTTGTACTTGTTGCATTTGTTGCATTTGTTCTTGTTGTTGTGCTTGTGCTTGTCTTTCGGCATTTAATTCAGATTGTGGTTTTAATATTTTTTGTGGAACACCAACAATGTTAGTTAAATGTCTAACTAATTTATCCATATTGATATGATCAAATACTGGAGCAACATTTGATAAGCTACCCATAATTTCAATCGCTCTCATAATAGATGACAGCTCTGTAGATTTTTGTGCTTTAGCTAATGGTGATACATATTCAATTTCTATATCTTGACCAGATAAAAATTCTGGTGGTTGTGCAAATAAGTTTCTTCTCATTAAAATTGCAAACGATCTATCGATTAATGGTTTTAATAATTCAGATTGAAGTCTACCAAGAACTGGACCAAGCAATCTCATCTTCTCTTCGTTTCTTTGTATAACTTCTGTTGCTGTCATTTGTGGACCATCTTGCATCATTAATTGATTTACATAGAAAGCATTTCTAATTGAGTTTCTTCTTTGCTCTTCCATATTTAAACCTAGTGTATTGTTTGCACCAATGTTTAATGGTTCAATTCTATCTCTAGTTCCTGCTCTATAAAAATTTAAACCACCAGGAACAGTTCTTACAGGTAACAAGAAACCATCATCCGGAACTAATAAAGGTGGATCAACTTGTTTCTGCGCAGACTTAATTATAGTTTTTGACATTTCATTTAGCATCTTAACATCTGGTAAAGCTGTCATTGCAGGAGATCTACCATAAATTTCGTGTGATGCTTTTAAGTATCTAGGTACTACAAAAGGAAACTCTCTAAATCCAGATACAGATAATTCTTCTCCAGAATCTGCATCTAAATAAATAGATTCAAATTGCATATTTTCTGTGTCTTGTTTTTTAGGATTGTAATCGTCTCTAGGATAAACTGCATGAAGTATTTCTACTTCTTCGTAAGGATCCTTCTTTGCTATAACTGCAATGTTGTTTGATACATTTCCAAATTTTCTTATTGCTGCTCTTGCAGATATTCTAAACTTTCTAAATACTGTATCTATTCTTCCTTTTTCATTTTCTGAAATATATATTTCATTAATATGTCTTGTAGAAAATTTTAAATTATCTTCATCATCTTCTTCAATAAACATTGCTGCTGTACCAAATGTAATTAGATCATGATACAGTTCAAAAATTTCTTGTTGAAAGTTTGATTGATTAAACGCAGAGTACATAACTTCAGTAGCAGACTCTAACCATAATTTTGCTTCATCTTCTCCTTCCATATCTTCGTTCTTAAATTTTAAAGAGAACCAAGGTGTTGATGGGTTTGTCAACATACCATGTAGTGATGCTGATAATAATTCTACTGATTGTAATGGTGAACTATCAAAAATAAGTTCTGTTCTTTTATCCCCTTTAGATCTTGACTTAGTTACATCTGCTTTTCTTGGTTGCATATAGTCTGCAACTTCTTGCCAATGACTTTCCCAATTTTGTCTTTGAGATTTTAGTCTGTCAAATCTTGATAATAAAATTTTTGCTTTTTCTGTTTGTGCCATTATGCTCTACCTAATAAACTTGGTTTACCTAAAGTCAAGCCACCAGTTACGCCAGTAACTCCTGTCATGATTGTTGGTGATCTTCCTTTTGCTTTTACTCTTCTTTTTTTTAATTCAATACTATCTTCTACTTGTGCTGCTTTAGCTTGTGAAACTTCTGCGCTTGTCGGTGTTTCTGTAAGTAAAGTTCTTCCACCAATATTTTTTTCAACTACATATGATCCACCACCATTATCATTATTAGAAATAGTTCTACCCATTGCATCAACTGTACCAGATCCTCTTCCTTGTATATAACCTTTATAATCATCTATAGATGCACCATAAAATCCACCACCAGGTTTTGCTTTTCCAATAACATTTCTTTCGTAATAAGATTTATTTACTTCAAATGTTTTTTTACCAATACCTGTAATATGTAAACCTTGAGCAAGAGGTGAAAATTTTGCTAATCCTGTAGGTGGTTGATATGTATAATTTTTAAATGCTTCTGCATCTTTTTTTTCTTTAGCAACCTTTAATGCTAGTTCGTTTCTTCTTTTTGTTGCAGGATCAATTTTTGTTTTTGTGTAAGTTGTAGTTCTATAAGTTTCTCTATTATTATCTCCACCACCAAATGATGTTGATGTTGATGTTTTTTTTGCACCACTATATCCAGAAGAAAAAGCATGAGATGTACTGTAGCTTTCTTTTTTATTAGACGATGAGCCTATTGTTGAATAGTCTTTTCCTGCCATTTATTTTCCGAAAGTTAAAGATGATTTTGTTTCAGATTTGGTTTCAGATTTAGATTCTCTATTTACTGCTACACCATTTTGTAAATCATTCATGTTATTAAATTTAGGTTCTGCTTTTTTTGATGCAGGTTTCATTTTCTTAATAGCTTTTTTTATTTTATCTAACATATTAATCTCCTAATAAAGTTTTTAGTTTTTCTTCCTTATCTTCCTGTATACCTAATGGTCCAGTAAGTATTGTAGACTTTCTACCTCTTCTTCTTCTTTCTATTGCTGCCTGTTCTTTATCAATCTTTGCTTGTTCCTCTGGAGACAATTCTGGCTCTGGTGGCTCAACAGGAGCTGGAGGTGGTGGCAAAGCTGGCATTTTTGGTTTGAATATTGATCCCATAATTAAATAATCCTATAACTATTATCTGCTACACTTTGTGGCGCAGTTTGTCTAGTATTTAATTCTTGTAAGCCAACAGCTAAATACCTCATGCTATCACACGCATGACTACTCCAATCGTGTACAGGCTTTGATCTAAACATTCTTGATTTGTCTACATACTTCCTGTGGTAATGTCTTAACGCATCTATTAACTTTTTGCAATGGTCTGTGTCTATCCAACATCTATTCAATAACATTGTTACTGCATGAATACCTTCTTCTACTGGTAGCTTCGGTACTACTTTAAATCTAACTCCTAACTGATATGCTATCTCTCTTCTGGTTTTGCCATTACCAAACTCTTGCACATCAATATCGTGTGGAGCAAAGTGATCTTTGTAGATGTATGGTTTTTCGTTTAGCAACTGAATATAGTGTGGTAAGCCATGACCTCTTTCTTCATGGTAATCTATTATCTGTACTGCCGTACCTTTCTGTTGAAAAAAAATTATACTACTGTGGTCTGCGACACCGAGATCCCAGGCAGTTGAGACAGGCAAAGTAGGATCGTAGGGAACTCTAGCTAGTTGTTTCTTGTCATCTAGTTTTGCTATCTCTTCTCCGTATATGGCTCCTTCAATGTTGGCTATCCAATCACACTCAAATTCTTGCAGGTACTTCTTCTCACCCATAACTTCTTTTGCTTTATCTAACTCTTCCTGGTCGACTATCTTTGTTTCACTTGCTTTAGCTTTGTAGTTAAACCAATCTTCTGCACCATTTGCGTGTTGGTATAGATCATAGAAGTTGTTGTTCATTCCAGCAGGTGTACCAATAAAGACACAATAGCCTTTACG